AAAGCACAACCAGGTGTAGGAAGTTCAATAAAATCTACTTTTTCTGGTTGGATTAAATTAGCAAATGATAATCTTACTGGTGGTATTTATGGTCAATATTATAATTCAAATTATAATTTTGATATTTGTTTGCAAACTGGAAATTTAGAAGTAGCAGATTATTTAGTTAATCAATATAAAATGAGAAAAAGAACTACTCAAAAATTAAGAGATTTAAATGCTTGGTATCATATTTATGTTGCAATAGATAGAAGTTTATCAACTGCAGCAGATAGAACAAAAGTTTATATTAATGGAGAAAGAGTAACAGATTTCCAATCAGCAGAAGATGCAAATTATACACAACAAACAAGTGGTAGTCATGATGGTAATTGTAAGATGAATAATCTTGGTGGTAGTACTGATTTTTCAAGAGTTGGAATAAGATATGATGGTAATGAATTTGATGGTTCAATGTCTCATATTTATTGGATAGATGGTTCAGTAATAGATATTGCACAATTTGGTTCAACAGATAGTACAACTGGAGAATGGAAAATAAATACAAATCCTACAATAGCATCTTTTGGACAAACTGGATTTTTATGTTTAAAAGATGGAAATACAATTACAGACCAATCTCCAAATTCAAATAATTTTACTTCATCTGGAAGTGGAGTTACAAAAACAGAAGATTGTCCAAGCAATGTTTTTTGTACTTGGAACCCATTTACTAATTTTTACGCAAATGCAACATTTTCTAATGGTAATAATACTGTATTTTTTAACAACACTAATGAAAAACATATACTAGCTACACTAGGTATGAACTCTGGTAAATTTTACTGGGAAAGCAAACTTGTTTCGCATAGTGGAAATAGTCTTGCAAAAGTAGGAATTGAAAGTTCTTTACATAATGATGCAGGTGGTTATGCAGTTGATAGTTATGGTTACAGAGGAGAAGGTGGTGGTGGTGGTGGAGCTACAAACTCTGGTAGAAAAGTTAATAATGGTACTTTTACAAACTGGGGAAGTAGTTATACAGCAGGAGATATTATTGGTTGTGCAGTAGATTTAGATAACAATAAAATTTATTTTTCTAAAAATGGAACTTGGCAAGAAAGTGGCGACCCTACAAGTGGTTCTACAGGTACAGGTTCAGCATTTAATTTAATAGCACCAGTAAGTGGTTTTTATCACCCATCAATAGGAAAAGAAGCATCTGCTACAGCTACTTGGTCTATGAACTTTGGTAATGGCTATTTCGGAACAACAGCAGTATCTAGTGCAGGAACTAACGCAAGTGGTAATGGAATTTTTGAATATGATGTACCAACTGGCTACACAGCTTTATCAACAAAAGGATTAAATACATAATGGCATATACTACTATCAATAAATCTACAGATTATTTTAATACTAAACTTTACACAGGTAATGGTTCAGCAGGTCATGCAATTACAGGTGTGGGTTTTCAACCAGATTGGACTTGGATAAAAAGTAGAAATATTACAAAAGACCATATGTTATTTGATGCTGTTAGAGGTGTAACAAAAGCATTAAAAACAAATCAAACTTCTGCAGAAGATGCAAACGCAGATTTTTTAACTGCCTTTGGAACAGATGGTTTTACTGTTGGAAATAATGGTAAAATAAATACAAGTAGTGACCCTTTAGTATCTTGGAACTGGAAAGCAAATGGTGCAGGTTCATCAAACTCTGATGGAAGCATTACATCAACTGTATCTGCAAATACAACAGCAGGATTTAGTATTGTAGCTTTTAATGGAAATTCTGGAACAGTTGGTCATGGTCTTGGTGTTAAACCAAATTTCATAGTTGTTAAATCAAGACAAACAGGTGGCTCAAATAATTGGGTGGTTGCTCATTCTGCTTTAGGAACTAACATGAATGATAATTATATTATTTTAAATTTAAATAGTGCGGCAGGTTCAAGTAGTAATACTTGGGGCGGCGAACCAACATCACAACATTTTACAGTATCAAATGGTGTTGCGGCAAATGATAATAATATAGCTTACTGCTTCGCAGAAAAAACTGGTTATAGCAAGTTTGGTTCTTATAAAGGTAATGGTAATGCTGATGGCACATTTATTTACTTAGGATTTAAACCTGCTTTTTTTCTTGCTAAAGAAACTACAACTAGTAATTGGTTTATAAAAGATAATAAAAGATTAACTTCATTTAATCCATCTAATGGACATCTTTATCCAAATTTAAACAATGTTGAAGAAGATTATGCAGATTTTGATTTTTTAAGCAATGGTATCAAAATAAGACATAATGGAACAGATGTAAATGAATCTGGTGTAACATACATCTACATGGCATTTGCAGAAGCACCATTAGTAGGTTCAAACAACATACCATGTACAGCGAGGTAAAATAATATGGCACAAACAAAAGTAAGATTTGATAGAGCAGTAGAAGGAGCAACTAATATAGTTGACTCTGGTACTGAAGGTACTAAAGTAGCTTCTGGTACTACAGCACAAAGAGGTTCTACTACTGGTCAATGGAGATATAATACAACTACTGGATATTTTGAAGGAAGAAATGCAACTGGTTTTGCGTCATTAGAACCAACACCAACAGTTACAGGTGTTGATGTTACAGATGTTGACCCAACAGCAGGGGGAACTCAAACTTTTGTAATTACAGGAACAAATTTATCAAGTGGTGGAACAATAAGTTTTATTGGCACAGATGGAACAGAAGTTAATGCTAATTCAACGACATATAATTCAACAACACAAGTTACAGCAGTAGAAGAAAAAGCAACTTTTACAAATGCTTTAGAACCTTGGAAAATTAGATTTACTTCATCTAGTGGAATAATTGCAACATCTGTCGGATTAATTTTTTCAGACCAATCACCAAGTTGGTCTACTTCAGCAGGTAATGTTGGAAATGTTTTAGAGGGAGCAGCTATATCTCCTACAATTCAATTATCAGCTACAGATGCAGATGGAGATGCTGTTACTTATGCTGAAACAACATCTAATTTATCTGGTGCAGGATTTTCGTTATCATCAAGTGGTGCAATAACTGGAACAGCACAAACAGTTAGTGGAGATACAACAACCAACTTTACTGTTAGAGCAACTGCTAATTCAAAAAATGTAGATAGAACTTTTAATATTATAACTAGAAATCTTAATGAAAATGTTATTTTATATGATGGTACTAATACAACTCCATCTAATAACAATCCTGCTGATGGTAATGCTAGTATTACTTCAAATGTAAGTTTATCAAATATTGGTAATGGTTCTACTGGCACAATGAGAAGTGCTTTTGCAAATGCAACTGTACTTACAGCACACTCAGAAGTTTATGGACACTACAATAATTCTAATACAATAAATTTAAGTTCTACGATTTGGAGTATGTTAGGAGATAACTCTGGTCATACTGGAGCTTATACTCACTTTGGTATGTACAGTAATGGTGGTTATCCAAATGCAAATATTTGGTTCACTTTAGACTTTGGAGGACAACCATCATTTAAACTAAGAAGAATGACAGGCTATGCAGTATGGGGTACAGGCTCAGCAGATTACACAATTTGGGGTACTAACGATAGTAACCAATTACCGGGTAATTCAAGAGGTAATTTTCAAGGTGGTAGTATGACAAAACTTTTAGAGAAAAGTCTAACAGGAAGTGGAAACTTTGATACTGGAGTTGTTTCTAATGCAAACTATCATAGATATTTATCTTTTGAAATGCAATCTACAGGAGGTGGTACTTATGATTGGGGTTGGAATACAATGAAACTTTTTGGTGATTATTACTAATAATGAAAACAACTGCACAAACAAATAAAGATTTAATAACAAAACTTGATAAAGAAGTTGCGTTAATAAAAAAAGATATTGAAATAATTAAATCAAATCATTTATTTCATATTGAAAAATCAATACGACAAATTAATTATGTATTATGGACAGTAGGTATTATGATTTTTTCAAATTTATTAATAATGATAAGAGGAATGATAGGATAATAAATGGCAACAAGAGACTTTAAAAATATCCCGGGTGCATCAAAACCGGGACAAGCAACAGACATTGGTAAAAGAAATCAAGACATTGATAAATTTTTAGCAGACCAAGTTGAAAGTCCAGAAATAGCAGATGCAGCAAAACAAACATATACACAACAACAAGTACAACAAAACGAATTATTAAGTGGGTCAACTTTACAAGCCCCAACTACTGTAGGTCAAGCTAGTTTAACTGCTCCTACAATTACAGGTGCAACTCCTGCAACAGCAACAACTATTGGACAACCGACTGCAATAACTGCAGGTCAAATGACTGCGGCTCAAGGTACTGCACAAACAGGTACAGCAGCTACAGGTACAGTAGGAACTCAGTCACAAGTTACTGCAGCACAAGGTAGTTTATCTGCAGGTGCTACACCAACTGGTGCTACAGCTACACCTACAACAAATGCAATTGCTCAAGCTGCACAAGGTCAATTATCATCTGGTGCATTAGCACAATCAGTTAGTGGAACTGCAGCAACAGTAAATGCACAAGTTGCTTCACTACCCGGAAGTATTCAAGCAGCAGTAGGAAGTAATCCTGCTCAAGTTACTAAAGCAATAATTAATCAACCAACTGCAGTACAAGCACAAGTCGCAGCTTTACCTACTACAACTTTAGTATCAGCACAATTACAAACTTTATTACAAGGTATTGAAACAGGAACAATACCTGTATGGGCAAGAGCAGCAGTAGATGCAGTAGATGCTAATTTAGCACAAAGAGGAATGAGTCGTTCTTCTGTTGGTAGAGATGCATTAATTAATTCTATTATACAATCAGCTATACCTATTGCACAAGCTAACTCTTCTATGTTGCAACAAACTGCAATGGCTAATTTAAATAATCAGCAACAAGCAGAAGTATTAACTAAGCAACAACAGTTTCAAGCACAAATAAAAAATGCTGAAAATGCAATGAAAGCTAATTTAACTGATGCAGGTTTTGAACAGCAAATGGGATTAGCTAATTTACAAAATGCACAACAAGCAGTATTAACAACAGCTAATCAACAACAACAAGTTAGATTACAAAACTTAGCAAATTTACAATCAACTGCTTTAACAAATGCACAGTTACAACAACAAGTAACTCTTGCAGGTATGAATAATAGTCAAGCTGTAGCTTTAGCAAATGCTAAGACTATAGCAGGTTTAGATGTTTTAAATTTAAATAATCAACAACAAGCTGTTATATCTAATTCAAATTTATTTAGAACATTTGAAGTTGCAAACTTAAGTAATACACAACAAGCAGCTTTATCAAATGCTGCTAGATTAGCTTCACTTGATATGGCTAATTTAAATAATAATCAACAGGCACAAGTTTTAAATGCACAAGCATTTTTACAAATGGATATGTCTAACTTAAGTAATACTCAACAAGTAGCTGTTCTTGATTCACAAAATAAACAACAAGCTATGTTATCTAATCAAGCAGCTAGTAATGCAGCAGCACAATTTAATGCAACAAGTACGAACCAAACAAATCAATTTATGGCTAGTTTGGCAAATACAGTTAATCAAAGTAATGCACAAAGAGATGATGCTATGTCTCAGTTTAATACAACTGAAGCAAACAGAGTAGCACAAGTAAATGCAGGTAATCAATTAGAAGCTGATAGATTAGAAGAACAATTAAATGCACAAATAGACCAGTATAATGCAAACTTAGGATTTCAAAGAGACCAGTTTAATACACAAAATGCAATAGCTATTGAACAATCAAATGTACAATGGAGAAGACAAACTAATACTGCAAATACAGCAGGTCAAAACTCTGTTAATCAAGCTAATGCTATGAATGCATTTAATTTAAGTAATCAAGGTTTATCTTTTCTATGGCAAGAAATGAGAGATGCTGCTAAGTGGGAATACGAAGCAGTACAAAATAGTGAAGATAGAGCAAGTGTATTAGCCCAAGCTGCACTTAGCAATGAAGCTGCAAGTGATGCAGTTAAATCAAACAACCTAAAAACTTTAGGTCAATGGGCATTAGATATTTGGAAAAACATATAGATAAAATATGAATGATGTGCAGTCTGCATTGCACTTAATTTTAAAAGCAGACAATTATAAAAATATGTTTAATGGTAATGTACAACATGCATTAGATTATATTTTACCTGCAATAAAGTTAGGTCAATATCGAGTCTTTAGAAGAGGTGAATACCCATTTGCTTATACAAGTTGGGCTTACATGAATAAAGAATCGGCAGAACAATTTAAACAAACAGGAATTATTAAAGATGATTCTTGGTGGAACAATGGTGAACAAGTATGGCATATAGATACTGTTGTTGAAAAAGGTTTTGATGTTTTACCAATACATAGGTGGACATCACATAATATCGCAGAATTAAAAGGCGATAAAACTAGAATCAATTGGATAAGAATTGGTTTTAAAAATAATAATTTTTATATTAAAAAACAAGGACACGCAATAGCAAGGAGTGAAAAACAATGGGTGCAATAAGTAGAGTATTCAAAGGTGCAACTAGAGCAGTAAAAAAAGTAACAAGTGGAGTTACCAAAGCAGCTAAAAAAATTGGTAAAGGTATAGCTAAAATTGGTAAGTCTGTTTGGAATGGAGTAAAAAAACTAGGTGGTGCAGCTTTTAAAGCATATGGTAAAATAAGTGGTAAGCTTGGACCTATTGGTATGATAGGATTGTCTATGGCTATGCCCTATCTAATGCCGGGCTTTACAGGAGCAGCAGGTGGGCTATGGACAAACTTTGGTGCTAAAGCTACAACATGGGCTAATCATGCAACTAATCCTTTTTTAAGAACAATGGGACAAATCGGTGGTAACATTTATAAAGGTACAAACTTTATTAAAGGTACTGCTCAAGGTATATCACAAACTATAGGTAAAACATTTGAAGGTTTTGCAAGTGAAGGTACATTTGGTAGTAGAATATCTTCTGGTTTTAGTAATCTTTATAAAGGTACAACAGAAGTTTTAACTGGTAAAGCAGGTAAAGGTACTATGATACCTACTCAATTTAAAGAAGCTTTAGGAACAACAGTAAATAAAAATTTATTAAATGTAAAACCTGCATTTGAATCATCACAATTTGCTGCATTTAATCCTAATACACTTGTACAAACAGGTGGTATTGAATTAGGTAACATGAATATTGCAAATAAATTTACATATGATGTTACTTCAGCAGCAATGAAAAATGCAGGAGTATTTAATAACTTTACTGAAGAGTCAACTAAATATCTTAATACATTAAGAAAAGTTGGTGTTGATGATAATACAGCATATCAATATCTAACTAAGAATGGTGTAAATAATGGTGTATTAGATAAATCTTTATCAGCAGATTTTATGCAAGTTGGAAATCCAATGGGAGAAGCTTTTCAATTTACTGGTGATAATTTAAGAAGTAGTTTTAAAGCAGCAGATTATAATTATAATATGAAATTTACAAAACCTAAAGTAGAAGGAGATGTATTTGCTCAACCAGATTCTTTATTAAAACCACAGGGTATAGATAAACCAAATTCATTTAAACAAGCAGCATTAAGTACTGCTCTTAGTGGACAAAATTCATCTGATGATGGAGCAGTTAAGTTTGCTTCGTTAAAAGCAACAGACCCTAATAGTATGATAACTGGTACTGGTGGTACTAGTGGTGCATATACTAAAGAAGGTGGCTTATTAACAAAAGCACAATTAGCATTTTTTGCTAATCAAAACTTAGATATAGCATAGGAGTAAAATGACAAAGAAAAAAAAGTCAACAGTTAATAAAGCAGGGAATTATACTAAACCGGGCATGAGAAAGAAAATCTTTCAAAGAATAAAAGCACAAGCTTCGCATGGAACTGCTGCGGGACAATGGTCAGCAAGAAAAGCCCAAGCTCTAGCAAAAGCATATAAAAAAGCAGGAGGAGGATATAAATAATGAAAAAGAAAGAACTAACAAAAAGACAAAAAGAAACTATGAAAAAACATAGTAAGCATCATAGCAAGAAACATATGGCAGCTATGAAAAAAGACATGCTTTCTGGAATGTCGTTTACAAAAGCACATATTAGAGCCAAAAAGAAAGTCGGGAACTAATGCCTTTTGAAGATTATACACCAAAGCAAAAGAAACTGGCGAGTATTGCTGAACCAAGAGATAAGATAACTTCGGCAGATTTAAAAAAACTACGAAAAGGAAAAAAGAAAAATGGCATTGGCAAAAAGTCAAAGAAGTCTTAAAGATTGGGGAAAGCAAAAATGGCGAACAAAGTCTGGAAAAAAATCGAGCATTACTGGCGAAAGATATTTGCCTTCTGCAGCAATAAAGAGTTTATCTGCTGCGGAGTATGCAGCGACAACAGCAGCAAAAAGAAGAGATAAGAAAAAAGGTAAGCAACATAGTAAGCAACCTAAAGGTATAGCAAATAAAACAAGAAAATATAGAAGAACATAATATGGAACTAGATAAAGCAAAATTAAATAAATTTGAAGAAACTGGTAGAAATCCTTTTAATGCACCTACCCCCGGTGAATCATTAACTAGAGACCCCGACCAAAAATTTCCATGGGAACAAGCACCAGAAATAAATGATGTTGATACTGCTATTAAAGAAGTATTTATTAATTTAACTGAACGAGATACATTAGTTGAACTATTAAATATTTTAAATAATGGTCAACCTGTAGATGAGATTGCACAAATAATTGCTTACAGAGGTATGTCTGTTGGTAAATATAATAATGATTTAATGTTATTATTATTAGAACCAATTATGTATTTAATAATTGCAATTGCAGAAGAATATGATATTGAACCAGTAATATATGAAGGTATGGATAATGATATTGCAGAAGAAGAAGATACTGATAGAGCAATAGAATCAAAACCAAAACCAAAAGTTAATAAAGCTAGTGTACCTAGTTCTTTATTATCAAGAGTAAAAGAGTTACCTTCAAGAGAAGAATTAGGAGTAGGAGAATAATATGGCATTAAGTTTCGGAGATATAGCTTTAAGCATAGGTGCAGGTGTTGCTGAAAAAGATATGGCAATTAGAGATGCCGAATTTAAACAATCATTAGAAAATTTTAAAGAAGAAAAAGCACATGTTAAAAAATTAGCTGAATTAAGATATGCTAGAGATTTAAAAACATATGATGATGAAGTAGCTAAATTAGATAAAGTTAAATCTGTTTATTCACTAGCTGCAAAAGCAGACCCATTAGAAGCAGGTAAGTTAATTGCATCTGCAGAATATGATGGATATGAAAATCTTTCTGAACAAGGTAAAATTGATTTAGGTACAAGTATAGCGGCTAACTTTAATTATAATTATAAAACTTATAAAGAAGGTGATAAATTACCAGAGGGTGCAAAAGTTGGAGACAGAGTAATGGTTAATGGTCAACCAGTTGTTGAAAGTTTTTCTTTTGGTAGAAAAGACTATACACTTACAGAACCAAAACCAAGTTCATATTATATGGATAGTAAATTCTGGAAGGGTGAAGAAGAGAAACTTGATAAATCTTCGTTTGTAACTAAACAACTTAGAAAACTTTTAAACAAAGAAGAAAAAACTATAGACAATATCGACTATGCTGAAATGATAGAAAATAAAAAAGTTAATGAAGTTAAAACATTATTAGATGATGAAGCAGAATATACTTCTACTAATTTAGGCGGAGGTCAGCTTAAAGGTAATAGACTATACAAAGTTAAAGATTCAGAAAAAGATGTTAATAATAGAATGATTAAAATGTATGATGAATCTACAGGTATTACAACTGAAGCAATTAAGTCTGCAGTTATAGGTCCAATTGTTTCTTTAAGTAAAAGCATATCTAAAGAATATACTTTTAATCAAGTTAGTGGAAAATTAGAAGTTAGTGGTGATGGTCAATATCTTGGTTCTCAATCTAATATTTTATGGAATGCTGTTAATGATGCTAAATTATTTTCTGTTCAATACTATGATTCAGTAGATGCTAATGGTAATAATAATGTAGGAGAATTTAGAGCATTTAATCAACCTTCTATTAGAACTGAATATAATCAAAAGTGGAAAGAAAGAGCATTATTTTTAAATAATAAAAAATTAATTGGTAATACTGAATTATCTGGTATTACTTTAATACCTTTAGATTTATTACCTCTTTCAGTTTCAATAACACAAGCTGAAAGAAAACTTATTGAGAACAATGTTAATGCAGCAATTGCAGATGTTGAAGGTAATATTAATGCTAATGAATCTCTTATCAGAAAAACTATTACAGAGAGTTTAGTTACTATAAGTAATAATAGAAAAGATTCAACAGATGTACCTCCTCCGGGTAATAATGATGATGGAAAAGGAATAGCTAACTTTGATGCAGAAAATAATACTATTGTTGTTACTAAAAAAGTAGGTACTGTAGATGAAGGAGTATATTCAGTTGAAGGTATTAAAGCAGCAATAGCTGAAGGTAAAGATATTCCACAAGAAATAATTGATTTATTACCATCAGAAGGTGATAAATATAAAAATTTACAAAAAGAAACAGAATCAAAATTACCTTTTGAACCGAATAAAATATTTACACAGTAAAGGAGTAGTTAATGACTAACCCATTAGAGTCTATAAAACTACCTCTTCCAAATCAAGAAGAGAAAAAACAAACTGTCTCGAGTCCTTCGAACAGCGACAACCCCCTAGCAAATATAAGACAAGACATATTAGAACCCTCAAACATTCGTAAGTATCAATATGGATGGGCGAAGGAAGATATGGTATTAGGTGATATATGGGATATTGGAACTGCATGGATTAATTCATGGGGTGAAGATACCTATAAAGAATCTGTAGAAAAATTAAATGAAAAAAAGAAAAAAGAATTATACGCACAGTTTCCAGAATTTGCAGGTGGTAAGTATGATTCAGATGGTGCTGTAATGGCAGGGTCAATATCTACTATGGTAGCTGACCCAGTTTATATTTTAATGCCATGGGCTAGAGCCGCACAAGGAGCAAACCTTGTAACAAAAGGAGCTAAACTTGCAGCATTAGGTTTTGGTGTTGGAGCAGGTGATAGTATTATTAGACAAACTGCAGATACAGGTGGAGTTAATTTTGCTACAGTAGGTAAAACTGGTTTATATGGAGCAGTTCTTTCTCCTGTTGCAATGGGCGGACAAAAATTAATTGGTGCAGGAGTTAATAAAGCATTTCCAAATTTATTTAAAAGCACAGCAGAAAAAAATGCTATACAACAAATTAATGCAGGTAAATTTAAAAACAAAAATAATTTAAATGATGACCAATTAGCTAAAGTTACAAACATTTCTCAAGGAGAAAAAACAAAACAATTATTTAAAGAGTTAAATGATGTAACTAATTATCACGATACATATGTTAAACCTATTCTTGAATTAACAGAACAATTAGCATCTGCAGAAAATATAACTAAAATATTAAAAAATACAAATACAAAAAAATTATTTAAAGATTTAGATAATATATTATTAGAACAAAACAAAAATGTTTTCTTAACAAAAGGTACGAAACCTTATAAGTTTGATGTTTTAAAATTTGATTCACTTAATGGTAAAACTTTAAAGAGTGCTACTGTAAAAGAAATTAAAGATGCTATACCTAAATTAGAAAGAGAAATGTATAAGAAGTCTCAGATAGCTAGAGACTCTATGAAAAAAGCTAATCAAAAATATCTTGAACATATATCTGTAGAACTATATAATTCAATGGGATTTACAGAAAAAGTTATGAAAGGTATTATGGCAGCAGCTATTAGACCGATTGTAGGTGCAGGTGGTATGGGTGCTGTTGGTTTAGTTGGAGGAGCAGAAGAAGATACATTAGAAGCTATGATGTACACAGGTGCAGTCCTTGGTGGTTTTACTAAAGTATTAAATAGAGCAGGTATCAAAGGTATTCCTGCCCCAGAACAAATTAAATTTGCAGGATTTATTCCTAAGTTTTATATTCAAACTATAGATAAATATATTAGATTAAATTTAGCAACAACAACTGCAACAAGATTATCTAATAGAAATCCTATTATGGATAGATTTTCTGTAGATATGTTTCCTAGATTTACAGATACAGTAAGAGTATCACAAAGTTTAAATCCATTTAAAGCAGGAAGACCTGTTACTGGTTCAGATGAAGCAATTGGATTAGCAAATGTAGGTGATAGTGTTGAAGGTAGAGCAATAGACCAAGTTAGAAAATGGTTAAACATGGTATCTAATAATAAAGATGGAGGTCTATTACAAAATGCAGATGCCGCAACTCAAGCAGATGCTATTAAAATTGTAAGAGGATTTAAAGGTGAAGTATCAACAGAAGCAAATCAACTTGCTACTAGACTTACAACATATTTAAAAGATTTTAAAAAATATTTTACTGAAGCAGGTATTGTTCCAGAACAAGATATTCAATATTATTTTCCTAGAAAATTAAACTTTAGATTGATTGAATCTAGTCAAGCTAATAAAAATGAATTTTTAAAAGGTGTTGCTAGAGCTTATATGAATATAGGTGAAGCAAAAACTATGAACTCTGCTTTAAAAAAAGCAAAATCATATTATAAAAATAATAAAAAAATATATGATGATGCAGTAGTAACTGATAGTAATTTAAAAGCATTAACTATAACTGGTGGTAAAAAATTAAAAGCAATAGATGACCCAATTGTTTTACCTATTAATAGACACATTAAACATCAAAGAAAATTAAATGGAACATACGAGCAAGTAGAAAGTCAATTTGAAAAATATCTTGTTAATGATATACCAAGTACATTGTCTGACCTTGTACAAACAAGTGTTAAGTCAGTAGAGTTTGCTAGAACTTTTGGTGCTGATGGTAGATTACTAAGAGGTTACTTAGATGATTTAGCTAAAATGTATAGACCATCTTCTAATACTAGTACAACATATGATGGATTTTTAAGTTTTAATCATAAAGGAGATGTTGGTCATTTAAAAGATGCAATCAATGGTTACTTTGGAGTTTATGGTAATAAAGGTGATGATGTAAGTAGAGGATTTGTTGCAGTACTATCTTCATTAGCAAACTTAAATTTAATGGAACGAGTTGCTATTGCAAACATAGGAGACTTGTCTCAACCTTTTTCTAATAGTAGATATTGGACATCTTGGTTAAGAGGATTGCCCGGATTTTTTAATAGAGGTGCAGTATCTCAAGTAGATGATGGTCATGGTACTATTGTTAAAAATGCGTTAAAAGAATATACACCTTCTGTTGATAAAGCTGTAGGTGGAACAGGTGGTCAAGGATTTACTGCAGCAGCAGGAAGAGCAAATGTAACATTCTTTAATGCTGTTGGATTAACTGCTTTAACTAAAGCTGCTAGAAGATATGCATTTAATGTAGGTGCAATTGATACACATATAAGTGCTAAAAATTTATTTAAAACTGCTATGAATAAAGGCACAAAAGATTTAAATAAATTAACTGACAGAAAATCTTTAGAAGAAATAAGACATTTAAAACAAATGGGTCTTCTTAAAACAAGTAAGAATGGAAAACAAATAACTAATAGTAATGAAGTGTTAAAGTATGGTGCATATGATTCTGTTATAGACGCAGAAAAAGATATGGTTGGTAGAATACTTATTAATAAAGCAGGTAGTAATATTGCAAATAGAGATGCTATTATTCCACAAATAGGAAATAGATTATTATTTACACAAAGTAGAAATCCTTTTGTTAGATTAATTGGACAATATTCTTCTTGGGCTATGGCAAAATCTGCACAAACAAATGCTATGATTCAAAGAATAGAAAATGGTTCAGCTAGACAATTAGTTGGTATGGCAGGAGCATTAGCAATGTTTGGTGGTATTAAAGATTTAAGAAACTTTGTAACTACTGGTGAATTTAAAACAGCTAGAAGTTTTAGAGATGATGATGAACCATGGTGGTTTTCTCAAGCAGGAATGTTTTCTGGTAATCTTGGTTGGTTATCAACAACTGTAGCTAATACAATTTTATATAGAAATAATTCATCACCTGTAGAATTTTTTCCGGGTGTACAATTATTTAATGATTATGTAGATTTAATTATAGATGGTGGTATATCAGCATTTACTGCTGCAACTGGAGATTTAAATGTAAAAGCTTATGATAGATTTTTAAGAAATTTTTATAGAAATGCTCCATTACCTATTCTTAGAAATACTTTAGAAAGATTAGGTATTGGTAATTTTGGTACATATAAAAAAGATATAAATTTTAAAGATGAATATGGTAAAGATAATACAGGTAATAACCCCGGTTTTATATTTAATAAAGGTGGATTAGCTGACCAATCAAGAATGAAGTTTAATCAAGGTGGTTTTGCAGATGCGTTTGCAGAAGCAAGAGGTAATAAACAAGAATTGTTTGAATGGCAAGGTAATCAATATACTACAAGAAAAGCAGATGAAAGTGATTTACAATACGAAAACTTTTTAGGAAAGAAAACAGATAATAAAATTTTACTAAAAGAAGTACCAGAAGAACCTGCAGACAAACAATCTTTTAAAGAAGTAACAGAAAATATTATTATACCAAAACAAAAACCTGTTATTAAGAAAGATAAAAAGTCTAAGTTTAGTTTATTTTCTACTGCAGAAGCAGCAATTCCAGAAGATAAAGAAGAGATAAAAGTTAATACTAAAAAATTTTTAGAAAAAGATATTAAACCAAAAGATGCAGTTGAAGCTAATAAGTTTGGTTTTCAAAAAGTTATTAACATGATACCACCTAATGTAAGATTAGTTGTTAATGATGTATTCACTCAAAGTACAGGTGGTAAGTTTGATAAAGTATTTACAGAAAAAAATTTAAATAGAGATTATAAAACTTTATTAAAGTCTATTGCTTTAGATGTTTTAAGTCAAGGTAAAACTAATATTGAATATGCAGATTATAAAAGTGTAGATGGTGATAATGCATATGCAGATGTTAGTTATACTGCAAAAGGAATACCAGATGTAACTGATAAAAGATTTAATTTAAAAACAGCTTTAGGTCAAGCAGAAATAAAAGTAGATAGAAATGGTAATCTTGTTATTGTAGATAGATTTAATTTTAATGACTCAGAAGATATTAATTCTTTTACAGATTTTTATCAGATGGTAAAAGAAATAGGTGGGTCAGCATTACAAGGTGAAGGTTATAATCTTGTTCGTAAAGTAGCTAAATGGTTTGGTTCGCCAGAAGGTGAAGGACAAAATGTAAGAATTAATTTAGGTAAAGTAGATTTATCTAAATTTAAAGATACAAAAATTGCTAGATTAAATTTAGCTAAAGGTGATACACCAAGCAGAGCATGGATGAGAGATTATTATTTTGATGGTAAAGGTGGTTTTGATACCTTTATGAGTTTTGAAGAGTTTGCAACAGGTCCGGGCATACAACTTTATTTAAATAGTAGAAAGAAAAGTAAAGGTGGAGTAATAAGAAAACATTTTAGATATGGTGGTGACACTATGGGCGGAAGAAATGACAGGTCACAAAGTAGTAATCGTGGGGGCGGCAGAGATTTCGCAAGTGCAAGAGCAGCTATGACATCTAATAGAGCATATAGTGGTGGTTCAACTGCTAGAGAAAACTATATCTCTAACCAATACAAAGGGGGCGGCAATGGGGGAAGTAGTAGCAATAATAATAATAACAATAATAATACTGTTAAAAGTAGTTCGACAAATACAAAGAATAAAAAACAAAACAATGCATTAGAAAAAGTTTTTGATGTATTAGGTAGTGGTGATACATCTATTCTTGGTAAAAGAAAAAAATCTACTGACATATATAATGATGATAGTTGGGAAGGTTTAGATTTAGATAGTAGTTCAGTTCAATCTACTCAACCTGTATCTGTACAACCTATATATGGATATAAAATAGATAATCCAATAAAAATAGGAAGTTTAAATGTAGGTGTAGAAGGAGTAGCAGGAGCAGAAGTAATTGGTCCTACATATAAAGGACAAGCTTATCTTTCTGGAAGTACAAATATAAAAAATATTGGTGATATAGATAAATCTTTTAATATAGATTTTAGTAATAAAAAAGGAGTAGATATAACAGCTTCTTATGATTTAGATAATAGTATCTTAAGTGGTAATGTATCTAAATTTACTCCAATAGGTGATTCAAAATATTCAATTGGAGTAGGTGTTGATTACAATGATGGTGATATTGGTCCTTCTTTTAAGATTAGAAAAGACTTTAAAAAGGGCGGATTACTTGATAAAAAAAGAGGTTGACAAAATTTAATTAGAGGTGTATAATATAGGTGTATGGGATAGCTATAGGTAGTATCCTGTATTTTTAATAACTCGCTTAACGAAAGGAGCAACTATGATAAACCTACCTACTAGGGTCTTTGACCCATTCAGAAATATGACAGTTGGTTTTGATGATATATTTGACCAACTCTCATCATTGTCTCAATATGAGATACCAAACTATCCACCTTATAACATAAAGAAAGTTGGTAAAGATAAGTATCAACTTGATATGGCTTTGGCAGGATTTAGTAAAGATGATGTTAAAGTAGAAGTAAAAGAAAATACTTTGACAGTCTCAGCTAGTTCATCTGACAAAGAAGATAATAGTTTTGTTCATAAAGGAATTGCTAAAAGAGCATTCAAAAGACAATGGACATTAGCTGAACATCTTGAAGTTGGAGATGCAAAGTTAAAGGATGGAGTTCTTACTGTAGATATGAAATTAAATCTACCAGAAGAAAAGAAACCTAGAACAATTAAAATAAAATAAAAGGTAGGGGGTGTAAAAGCCCCCTATTAAAATGAAAATAATATTAATATTAATAATAATCGGAGGAACTATGGCACATGTAAAAGGACATATCAATGTACCTGCAAGAGAAATAAAAGAGTCGGAAACAAAAAATAGTTTCTTTGAATCTTTTAAACAAAAATTACCAAAATTTGAATTTAAAAAAGAACCTAAGTTAGTTACACCAGATAAAGTAGAAATAAAAGTTTTTAAAAATGGTGGTAAAGTTACTAAATACTAATGGCAAAAAAATTTAAAGCCCATGTTGAACATGAACGAATACAAAAGGGAAGTTCACAAGGGAGGAAACCAAACACAAGCACTATGAATAAACATAAGAGAAGACAGACAGGTGTAAAAATTTATAAAGGACAAGGAAGAGTATAATGAAAATATCGGAATCAACTCCAATTTCCATGCCTATGAAAAACCTTTTAAGTATAATCTCGGCATGTTTGGTCGGTGCGTGGTTTGCATTTACAGTAATTGAAAGATTAAATGTAATCGAGACAGAACAAAAGTTAATGATGTCGGACTTAGAATCCGCTAATGAGTTTATCGTTGGAGTACCCAAAGGTAATATGGTTAGTCCTCAAATACAAGAACTTTTTATGTTAGTAGAATTTATTTCAAAAAATCAAGAAAAGTTAAAAGAAGATGTTGAAAAGGATATGCCAGAAATAAACAAGCTTAGACTTAAAGTAGAATTTTTAGAAGAAAGATTAAAAAAGTCTGAACAAATAATAGATAAATTAAGGAATGGAACACACGAATGAAAAGTATCGCAATAGTATTTGCTCTATTAATGTTTGATAGTCAAGGTGACCCAAGCGATTTTAGAACAGCAAATGAATTTATGTACACAGATAGCTTATCTACATGTATGAAATTACGAAGAGAAGCAACTCGAAATACAAATGGTAAATTAACTTTTAAATGTATTCAAGCAGAAGTAGAATTAGAAGTTTTAGAAATAGATAAATCTTTACACATTAATAAAATTATAAAAGAAGTAAGATGATAAAGAAAAATATAATTAGTACTGACAATTTCTTTAAAAATTTTAAAACAAAATTTTTAGGAAGTACAAAAAAGAAACCAAAAACTTTTGGTGGATATAAAAATATAACAGTAAAGCTTTATAACAAAGGCGGAAAGGTAAGTAAAAAATGATGACATTCCCAGATATGAAAGATAAAGTAAAAGGGCTATGGAATAAGTACAATCATTGCATTATTTGTGCGGTGGCAGGTTTTGTACTTGGTGCTATAGTATTATAAGATGGCTTGGTTTAGTTTAGCAAAGGTTGCGATACAAGCAGGTAGTCACATCTTTAAGAAAAGACAAGAAACAAAAATGATGATGGCAGATGCACAACATCACCATGCTGCTAAAATGGCAAAAGGTGATATTGAGTATCAAGGAAAATTATTAGAAGCAAGACAATCGGACTGGAAAGACGAGTTCGTTTTGGTCGTGTTAACACTCCCGATTTTAGTGATTGCATATGGAGTCTTCAGCGAAGACCCGAGTGCGTCTGCAAAAATAAAAGAGTTCTTTGAGCAATTTCAACAACTCCCATCATGGTTCACAAATCTGTGGATTTTAGTTGTAGCTTCGATATATGGAATTAAGGGAACACAAATTTTTAGAAATGGTAAGAAATGAATTTCAAATGGGACTTACAAAAATCAATAGTAGAAAAAAAGAAACAACTATCTGCTAAGTTTCAACTTCGTAAAAGAAGTAAAGAATCTATTGCAAGACCCAAAGCTGAAAAGAATATTACTTCTAAAGACCCAAGACTTCAAGGTATTTAATTAAATAATATTTTGACAATATTTTTCTAACCATTGATGGATAGGAAGTAGTTTTCTTTTCGCTTCTTTAACTAGTGATGTATAGAACATTCGTTCTTCTCTACTACGAGAGAAAGCTTCTTTCATAATCTTTTCATCATCAACAGGAAGTGTTGTGATTTCTGTGACTAACTTTCCCTCGTTATCTAATATTACTTTATACGAAAATATTGTAGCTTCCCTCTTTCGAGTTGCCATATTTTTTTCCTTTGCACTTTAATTATAAGAAGCAACATTAGTACAAACAAAGGATAACCAATAACAAATATTATTATGTTTATTAGTTCGTAACTTATGCTTAAAGCTTCTGCCCAAATTTCTAATAACTCTACACATTTGTAGAATATTTTATCTATGAAATTATTCTGTGTCGTCAAAGACATTTGACCAGTTACCTTTCACACTTGCTTTAGTATATGCTGAAGCCCTACCTTCAAAAAAGTTTTGATGTTCAACTCCAATAACTTCATCCCACCAAGTCAAAGGATTATCACTAATACCAAAGTTAGGTTTTAAACCTAGCTGAAGTAATCTTCTATCAGCAATATATCTATTGTATTTTTTCATTTCATCCAAGGTAAGTCCTTGAACATCTCCCATCTCAAATACTAACTCGATAAATTTATCTTCGTGTTCAACCATTTCTCTACAGATATCATATAGTTCTTTTTTAAAATCATCTGTCCAGATATCTAAGTTTTCTTTGATAAGAGTACGAAATACTTTTGTCATACCCTCTACATGTAAAGACTCATCACGAATACTATAGTCAACAATCTTACACATCCCCTTCATTTTATTAAATCTTTGAAAGTTAATTAATATAGCAAAGCTAGAAAATAATTGTAGTCCTTCTGTAAAACCAGAATAAACTGCTAATGCTTTAGCTATATCTTTTAAATCTTTTTTTGTTTTAATCTCTCCAGTTTTAAATTGATGTATGTAATCATGTTTAGCTGACATCTCTTCATACTTAGCAAATGCTTTGTATTCAGACTCTGGCATACCAACTGTATCTAACAATAAAGAATAAGCATGTTGATGTATTGATTCAATATTTGCAAATGAACCCATCATCATTCTTAGTTCTGGTTTTCTAAACATAGGTATATACTTTTCATAATAACCTGCACCTACATCTACATCTGATTGTGTGAACAATCTAAATATTTGTGTTAATAAATTTTTTTCTGATGGTGAAAGTTTTTGATTCCAATCCTTTACATCCTCATGCATTGGTACATCTTCTGGTAACCAATGTAATTGATTTTGTATTGTATAGTAATCGAATGCCCAAGGGTACTCGAATGGTTTGTAATAAGTTCTTTCATCAAATATTGGACTTAAGCTTCGCATGATAAACACTCCTCCTCTGTTGCTTCTTGTTCTAGTCTAACTCTTTTTACTTTCATATTAATATTCTCTGCACTTTTACCTTCTCTACTTCGTAGATAATACAAACTCTTCAATCCTTTTTTCCAAGCTTGATAATGTACTTTATTAGTGTACCTTAAAAAGTTATCATGGTCTTCTTGTTTTGCTTGTACTCTTGGTGCAACAAAGAATAAGTTAACTGATTGTGCTTGACAAATAAATTCTTGTCGTTTAGATGCATGTTCAATAACCCAGTTTTGGTCTATTTCATCTGCAGTTTTAAAAACATCTCTTTCTAAATCAGTTAAAAAGTCAAGATGTTTTACTGAACCAGTATTCTCACTAATACTTTGCCAGATTTTATCTTTGAAATGTTGGTAATCACTATCATATTCTTTTTGAAGTTCCTCCGAATTGTTCCATTTCTGTTTTAATAAATTGTGAAGTTGTCTATTCCTTACTTGGAATGAACCATTTAAAGTTTTATGTATAAATACATTTGCTCTAATCGGTTCTATTGAAGGACTAGTTCCTCCACAAATAATTGATGATGTAGCATTAGGTGCAATAGCTAACAAGTGTGCATTACGCATTCCTGTTCCTTCCATATCTGGTGCTTCACCTCTTTCTTCTGCTAACTCCATTGAAGTTTTATTAGCTAAATCTTTTATCTGTCTAAACATTTTTAAGTTTTGACCTGTAGCTATTGGTCCTTCAAATGGTACATTTAATTTTTGTAAATAAGTATGAAATCCCATAGCACCAAGACCTAAACTTCTTTCTCTGTATGCACTATAACCTGCTTTAGTAAATCCTTCCATACCTTTTTTAACTTTCATTTCTAATACATCACCTTTGTAATCATATGAAAAATCATATGTTGCTTGAATAAAATGTTCAAGAACATTATCTAACATTCGTACCATATCTGGAATAAATGTAGATGATGTTGACCATTCATCATACTTAGCAAGGTTGACACTTGATAAACAACAAACTGCTGTTCTATCTTCATCTGTAGGTAAAGTTATTTCACTACAAAGATTAGATTGTTTAATACTTAATCCTAATTTTTTTTGTGTCTCTGGCAAACTTCTATTAGAAGTATCTACAAAATGTAAATAAGGTTCACCAGTTTCATGTCTTGTTTCTAAAATTAATCTCCATAATTCTCTAGCATTAATAGACTTAGCTACTTTTTTTGAATGCGGGTCAATAAGTTTCCAATCTATATTCTTATTAACTGCAGTCATAAAGTCATCAGTAATATTAATACCATGATGAAGGTTAAGACATTTTCTGTTTGCGTCACCACCAGAAGACTTACGCATAAATAAAAACTCTTCAATCTCTGGATGAGATATATCCATGTAACAAGCATAACTTCCTCTTCTTGTTGTTCCTTGATTAAATGCTAACATCTGACTATCAACAACTCTCATAAAAGGTATTGACCCAGTTGATTTAGAACCATGAGAAGTAGAAGTACCATCACTTCTTACATCACCCCAGTATCCACCAATACCACCACCATTACTAGCTAACCAAATGTTTTCATCATAGTGGGAAGATAAACCACCTCTACTATCGGGAACATAATTTAAAAAACAAGAAATAGGTAATCCTTTTTTTGTACCTGCATTAGAAAGTATAGGAGAAGAAAAACCAAACCATAAATTACTAGCATAATCATATAATCTTTGTGCCATATCCCAATCTGTTTTACCTCTATATGTAGCACCATATTTAGAAGCCCGAGCAAAAGCATGTTGCGGTGATGTTTCATTCTTATCTAAATATCTATCTTGTACTGTTGCTATACCAAATGGTGTTAAGTTATTATCTTTTTCTAAATCTATTTTAATTTTCATTTTCTCTCTCCTTACATTCTCCCGCTATTGACATATATGCTGACGCATCTATATAAGTATCTGGTTTCGGGTCACCAAACTTTGCTCTTGCAATTTTTAAAAGTGTCATACAGATTGCAACATCATGTCCTGTAATTGGAACATCTAAATATGCTGACCAAAGTTTTGCAATATTATTATGATTAATAACTTTATCACCATAATCATTTGCTCTTGGTCCTGTAATTAATTTAACTGCTGTCTCTAAATATTCTTTAGTTATGTTTTTTTTCGTCATCTATCATATCCTCTATCATCATTTTTTCTATTTCTTTCATTCCTATGTAAGTTGCTAAAGGTGCATTTCTTTTAGCAAACCACCAAACACCTTGGGCTAAAGACATAACTTGTCTGTCGCCTTCAACAAGATTAATTAATTCAATATCAATCTTTTTTGTTTTACCTATACCTATAGGTGTAAATACTATATAAGCTTTTCCACTTTCCATCACTTTGTCATCCATCCTTTCGGTATTACCTTGTCACAAAATTTAATTTTAAACTTTTTACACCAATCAGCATAAGTAGTTTTAGAATTTTTATTTATCTTTACATTTGCATTTTGAAAACATAAACGAATATCGTAGTCACCTGTACTTTTTAGATACAGATGTTTTTTTCTGTCAGCTAAAGTAAATCTACCCTTTAACTCAACAAAGACATTAGTGTTAGGAAAATACAAGTCGGGAAGATAAGACCGAAGAATAGCCGGTTGAACATAGCTTAGTTTCTTATACTCATAATAGTATTTAACTTTTTTAGGTAAGCTTGTAATAACTTGTTTTTCAAATTTGCTCCTGTATTTTACCATCTCTTAATGCCACTTGGAATATTTTCAGTACCCTTTATTATAGCATCAAGTTGCTCAAATGTCAAGTCCGGATTTCGTTTAAGCTTCTTAATTATCCACTTATATGACCACGCAGATAGTCGCACTTGATTTTGAAATACATAATGGGTTTGTTTAGGTGCTAAGTCTAGTACATTCTTTTCGTTAATCAGTTTCTTTTCGTGTTCTGGTAGTAAAGAATGAAGCCATTGAACCATAATAGTTTTAGCTTTTCTTCTAATTTTTTTTATTTGCTTTGTATTCATTTTGTACCTTTATTAATTTAAAATTAGTTTCTCTGTCAAAATATCTATAACTCATTCTGACTGGCATAAACTTATAAAGATAAGAAAAAACAATTTCTTCATCTAAATCTTTACAAGAATAAACATCAAGTTGAATTAGTGCGGGGTTGTTTTCATCCCAAACATGCATTGCTATATGGGAAGTTTCTATAATAGTAACTGCAGTTAATCCTCTGTTACCTATGTTTTCACAATATTTTAGATATGGACCACCAAGTATTTTCATATCTATATCTTTTATTAGTTTCTTTAACCAAAGTTTAGTTGACTTTAAATCTTTAGGAGGGTCTAAGACTTCTGCTCTAACTAACAAATGTTTATGTTTTAATTCTTGTTGCATTAATTTGTTATAGATGAATCATAATTTTTAGCTA